CTCCGTAGAGTCTTTTCTGGGCGAACCCGTCACGGCCGTTGCTGCTAAACTTAACAAATTGAACTTTTCTTTCTTTGGAATCTGTGTAAAGGCCAAGTGATTCTCGAGGCTTTTTTCCACTGGGTTTCCTTGTTCGAGCGCCGTGTTAAACTCGGCGAAACAATCGGACAAGAAAGCCTGTCCGTCCGTCACCCTGTTCTCGGGCTCGATACTCAGTTCCTTGGAGATTTTTAGAGCTAAACGTTTCATGAGAAGTGATGCCCGGATCGAGTTGGTCATCTTCTCGTTAATTTTGAGGTACAATTGAACCGATCCAAGAACGCCCGTTCCCGAAGACAAGATGGCGTTCAGAATACTCACGTATTTTTGGGCCAAAAAGTCATTGAGAGCAATGGCACACAGGGCGTTCAGAGCCGAGATGACCAGAATAGGAACGTTAAACCTCGAGGCGAGCTTTTGGTAATACATGTGGTCTTTATTATGGTGTTCCTGGTACAAATTACACTGGTGCTCGAGCTTCGCCAGAAACTCTTGCTCGTCTGGGTGCCACCGAGTCCCTGTTGTCATCTCTTAATATAACGCGGTCAAAAAAACTTCCCGTCATTATCAAACTCGACGATCCCCTTGATCCGATCGGGCAAACGACTCTTGACGCTCCGATACACCATATTGAAAATAGGGTTCGAGTTTGTAATCTTAATCTTTTCAAGCAGACCCTTATCTGGACGAATCTCCGTCACGAGTTTCATCAGGTGCACAGCCGTCTCTGAATTTAGTTTTGAAATTGGGACGCCCTTGAGGTTCAGCTCAACAATCTCTTTGAGTCCGTGCTTCTCCACGTACGCATCGAGTTGTTCGATGACGGGCTTAATTTTCAGTGAAAATTCAGCAGCCTCAAGTGCATCCTTTGGCTGATTCTCAATGTACTTGCCCCCAAGGAACTCTATGTACAAGTGTTTCCCTTGCGGATAGAACACGAGGAGGTCACTCATTTCTTGCGAATTTTACGCGTCCTTTTTTTAACTTGAATTGGTAATGAAGCTGGAACTTGCTGTAATCGCAGCCACGTACGGATTTTACATGGCGTTTGAACAAGGTCAATACGAGGCGAGTTGGCGGGTTCACCTCTTTGCCATCTTGGCTCCTATTTTCATACTAAAATTCGCAAAAGACTTGGACGTACGAGCCCGACTCTTCATCTTGACTATTTTGGCATGGCACATAATAGATGTATTGAATACCGCGATAGGAGAACACGGAAAAAATACTGGACTTGTGTATAAGAATGCTCATCCCGAAGGTGACGCATCAGGTGTGGATGCAGGGGTGGGACCAACTACCGCAGAAGTTTCACGCCAACGTGGAGAAACTCAGGAAGATGAACCCAACATGGGAACACAAGACATGGGACGAGTCTCAACTCAGGAAAGCGTGTGAAGAGTACGGACCAGAATGCGTCGCAAAATTTGATTCATTTGAACACTTTATGCAAAAGGTGGATTTTGGTCGCTACGTCATTTTGTACCTGTATGGTGGTGTCACGGTTGATTGTGATATGGAGGCTATAAAACCACTCGATGAAATACCGAATATTGATACAGCTCCGCTCATTGTAAGTAAGGCGAACGATTCCGATATAGAAACGTTTGTATCAACACTTGGACATATAAAGAATGATAGTTGGTTTATTAACAGTGCTTTCATTTGCTGTGAACCCAAGAATCCCGACATGAAAAGACTTGTGGAAACGTGTATAAACGACAGAACTCGTCGTGAGGACTACTTTTCACAAAGCTATTTTATATTAACAACTACAGGACCTATTCGAATTTCGTTGTGTCTCAAAGATTCAAACATGGTCATATTACGTCCCGAGGTCATAGAATCTGAATTTGAAACACTCAAGTCCGTCTTTGTTCATAGACACGAGTTTAGTTGGACCGAGCCCTCATCGGCCTATATGATCAAGCTGTATATGGCAATCAAAGAATATAAACATTACTTTATTTTATTCGTTTTGCTTGTCGTCTGGTTTTTACTCTGCTTCAGGAATTAACGTAATCATTCCTCGCATGAATGGTGGGAGGAACCCACGGACCGCTTCGACGAGGGTCGTGAAAAGCGAGTCCCCGCCCCGAAGTTCGCATTTATCAAGTAAAATACAGTTTTTCGTGTGTTCATAGACGTTCCAAATCATACGGACCATAGCGATGGGTTTCACGTGTGTGATGCTTACGCCCCGAACATCGGCCGAACACACCTGACGAAGGTTCTGGGTCAGACACAGACGTTCGATCTGGTCGAGCACGGGGAAGAGCTCTTCGGCACAGTATGCGTCCACGCCTTCCACCGTCCCGGGCTGAACTCGTATGAGTTCAGAGACCAGGACGTGGACGTATAGAACGTTTCCTTCGGGGTGGAAACGGAGCCAGGAGCACTCCGCAGGAGTGCGACCCGACATCTAGTTGGTGCGTCTATTAAATAAATTGAATCATGTCGCGGAAGTACTTGGGTACAGCGAGACTGATGGGACCATACAGGGTTCGAAAGATGAAACCAGCGCTCTGAATCTCAATCTTTCGAAGTAAATTGTCCTCTTTTGTGTATTCGACAACCTCTTGGACGAGAGCCATAATCTGTTTGAACCGCTCGATACCGACGAGGCCGACACCTGACAAGTCGGCCCGTATGATCATATCCGTCGCCTTTTCGCGAATAGAATGGATGAGCGGTTTCACATCCTCAAGAAGGATGCCTTCGTCTGGGAAATCTTTTACGAAAATGAGGACACGGGCGACACGAACCTCTTCCCATTCACACTTCATAAAATCCATATTGATTGTACAGATTTTATGGAGCGCTCCTTTGCATCAGGTGGGGTTCGAACCCACGCGTTCTTGCGAACACCAGATCTTAAGTCTGGCTCCTTAGACCAACTCGGACACTGATGCGAAAGAACAGAAACAAGATCTGTTCGGGATTGCTCTCGCTGGGGCTTGAACCCAGAATCTCCAGTTCATAAGGCTGGGGCATTCACCAATTATGCTACGAGAGCGCTTTTTTTCTCACTTAACAGTAATGAAAGAGGTATTCAAGACCCTTGGTGTTGCATGGGTCGGTGTTTTGTGTTTCGTATTTGCTTACCTGATCTCCATGGGTCTCGACAAATTAACGCCACCTCTCGATGAGACGAAACCACGTTGGCGTACGTTCCTTGAAGTCTGCATACAATTTGGAATCATAGGGGGTATCATTTACTGGTCGCGTGTATTCATCAAGAACGTACCTTTTCCTCTTGATGGTTGGTCCGGCTACGAGCACTCGTCTTTGGGAGAACTACGGAGTCTGCCTTTAATGGTTTTCATTTTCATGTTTTTTCAGAAGCGTACACAGGATAAGATGCGTCACTTGATGTCTTGACCCTCTTCACAACCTGGGGGCGAATAGGAACATCTGAATACGACCACATGGGGCGCTTTCTGGTGCACATGGGGGCTTGGTCCACGCGTTTCGTGTTCTTCGAGTGCCATAACACACCCCGAACGCACTTCTTAGACAGACCGAGGACCTTCGAAATCCTCTTGATTGTGACGGGGCCCCTTTGTGTCAAAAAAGTCAGAACGGCTTGTTCTTGGTCGCTCATCTTCTGGGAACCACGCACCCAAAAGCTTTAACTTTTCCTGATATTCTGAACATTCACCCTTTCCAGGTATCGTATCTAAACGGTTCCGAATCGCTAGTACCTCCTGGCGACTCAGAGTCACAGAGCCGAGCCTAAAATCTTCGAAGGCTTCACACGTCACGGGGACGATGGGCCGAATCAAATCGAAGATTTGGTTCGCAAGGTCCCGAATCTCTTTTTGGGCATGATCATCCATACGAAGAGACAAAAAGTGAAGGAGGTTATGAAGATCAATTTTCCAGTAAAATTCGGTGATTGTACACTGAGGGAGGTGCGTCCGGGCCAGTTCGCGACTCGCGCCCTTTTCGATCAGCTCATCGTACACGTGAAACGCGAAATCGCACGACGCCTTTTGTTTGGCCAAAAGGTTCGACCCGCCCTCTCCGAAAGGCTCTTCACCTCCTTGACCACGCGACACACTTTGCTTTCGGAACTCCTCAGGTAAAAAGTACTCGTCAGGTATGATACTGTACCGCGCGCTCATCTCGTTGACTGAGGCGGTTCGGTGTCGAAGCCATTGGCGTGCGACGTAAATGGGACACCGGATATGAAACTTGAATTCTACCATCTCGAACGGCGTGTTGTGCTTGTGTCGCATCAAGTATCGGATCAAGGCGCGGTCATCACTCACAGACTTGGTTCCGGCCCCGTACGACACGCGTGCGGCTTGGACGATCGCCGAGTCCGTGCCCATAGAGTCTACGAGCCGAACGTACGAGCGAGTGGTCCATTTTTTTTTGATTAAAATACGAATAGCGTTTTTAAGTGGGGTTTGTCCGCCTAAAAACGCTCCCGACAGGTTTCGAACCTGTGACATTAAGGTTTCGGAAAACGTGAACAAGTTTCACGTTGTTAACAGCCTTACGCTCTACCGACTGAGCTACAGGAGCAGGAGGGAAACGAAAGTTTCCCGGTCCGACCTACGTGATTCGAACACGTGACCGCAGGATCTCTTTTACCAACTACAGTCCCACGCTCTACCAACTGAGCTAAGGTCGGGCGAGCCTTTTAGGGACCTGCTCAGGTCCGGGTCGGGGAGGGAACTTTTACAAGTTCCCTCTCACATACTATAAATCTTCTTCACACCCTGAATGTCCGTGCGACACCCGGGACACGTGCGCTTGATCCGGGTGTCCATCCAGCACGACGTACAGACGGTATGGCCACACGGGTCGATGAATAGATCAATGAGCCGATCTTGACAAATCAAGCACAAAAACTTTTCGTACCTTTCCGCCTCCGTGTCTTGCAGCACCTTCTCCATCTCTTCAACCCGGCCCTTCATCTCCCCGCATTGTTGAGTCAGGGCGACAATGCCCGATTCGGACTCGTAGTTGTCTACTACTGATATGAGCTTCGCCTTTAAGTCTTCAGAAGGGACTGTATCTATAATAAGTTTAGAAATTTGAGCGCTCTTTTGAAGTTCCTCGAGTTCACTCAGTTTGGTCATGAGGTCTCGCTTCTCCTTTGAAAAAAGGCGTTTGAAATCCCCAAGTTCCTTTTCAAACTCTTTCCACTCGGGGTCAAGTTCACATGGAATGGCGGGGACATCAAGTGGTCGCGTCTGTTGTGGCACGGGTGCAAACCCGCTCATAGCCTCAAGCGAAAGTTCGAGTAAAGCCCGTGTTGGGTCGATGTATGCAAACCCACTCATCTTCTGGTGTGTATTCAGAGAAGAATTGTAATTTTTATCCGCGGGAGGAAAACAAAATCTCCCCCTCTAGTAAAGATGGCACTCTATGATGTACTCATTCTCGTTGTTGCCCTGACTATGATCCTCATCGGTCTCCAGGCGTTCCTGGATCCAGATCGCCGAAAAGTTGCGTCTGAGGTTATCAAGGCGACATTCCTGATGGTGACCGGCCTGTACTTTTTGTACTTTTGGTATACCCAGGTCAGCCTCGTTCCCAACACCGGAAGCAATTACGGGGGGTACGGTCGCCCTTAGACGCCATGTACTCGTAGATGGTCTGAAAGGAACGTGATTCGCTCAGAAGCTTTGCGTCGCCGCCGTACCATTCCATAATGGTCTTGACGTCTTCAGTTGTCAGTTGGAAATCACAGAGATCCTCCAGAAGGTCCATGGCGGTTTTATAAGGGATCTTTTGAATTTGAACTAAAATTCGTTTGAGTGTTATAGTCCGAGTTTGGTCGAGAACCTCTTCAATGCTCGCCTCGGGATTTGAAGACTGAACGTGTTTGACAAGGTCAGACCCCGTGAGCGTTTCCATTTATTTTGTGATAATATATAAATGGCTGACTTTAAGTCGGATATTGCTTTCATGATCCTACTGGTTCTCATACTGGGTGCCCTGGGCGTCAGCAACTTTGTTGAGGCGAGCAGCAAGGGTCAGAACCAGATGGGTCAGCGTTTTTTCGGTCTGCTGTACATTGTTCTCGCCCTCGGTCTAATTGTATATAAAATAAGCCACCCCTAAATGTGTAATGAAACACCTGGTGGGTCACATCGACGGTGTGTGGGTCTCGTATGCGTCCCACCTCGAGACAATTATGATTCGAATCGCTGAAAAGTGCGGGTTCAACGTCGTTGCCCGAGCTTTTCACCAATTCGATCCGCACGGATCAACGGGCGTTCTGGTCCTGGCCGAAAGTCATTTTAGCGCCCATACGTACCCGGAACATAACAGAATCTATATTGATGTGTTTTGTTGTTCTCCCCAGTTCGACCCCGTGAAATGTATGGGTGTCATTGAGGAGGAGTTTTCGGCACTCAAGGGGGAGTGGGAGGTTGTTTCGCGTTATTAACTATTTCCACCGCGCAAAATTTCACCGGCGATAAATGCGACGCTGCTTATGATGCAGGTTGCGAGAGCAGTATTGCTTTGCATGCTGCACGTTTTGGACTTGTCTTTACTACACGCACCCAACGCAATGAACATGATGGTTGCAATCAGACAGAAAACTACAGACAATCCAAACAAACTAACGTACAGTTTCATTAATTTTCACCTATATTTTTAGTTCAACCACAAGATTTGTTATTGTTACAAATCATGTGGCCGAAGCACTTTTTTTGAGTCTCTGACCCAAAAGTCTTGAACACTTTTGGGCCTGAGGCCCGGGACGAACCCGAGACGCGAACCGTTGTTTTTTGATATTTGGTATAAAATAAATCCTCCCATTCAGTTGCTGAAAGCGAGACCGCCCATTCCGGACTGAATGCGCAGGATGTTGTAGTTCACCGCGAACATCTTCTGCAGAGGGGTGGTGGCAGCACCCTTGATGTTGATCGCCACCTGGGCGTTATCAATGCGAGAGAAGTTGCAGGTGCCGGTGGGCTGGTGCTCCTCGGGCTGCAGCGCGAAGCTGTAGCAGTACACACCGGGGTATGGCACACCGGAGTGGTACACGTAAGGCTGGTACTGGTTGAAGTACTTGCCCTGCTGCTCCTTGAAGCGGTCCTGTCCGTTCAGCACCAGCTTGAAGTTGTACAGAGGGCCAACCTCGACGTTGGAGGAGGTGAGCACGTTGGAAGAGCCCTCCTCAACCCAAGAGGCGGCGGAGGTGTTGGACAGGCGGGGGCAGCCGATGGTGTGGGGCAGAGCACCCTGAGCCACGCACGTAAAGGGATTGCAAGTAATGGCCACATTAGATATGTTCGTGGAGAAGTTCCACATGCTGTTGTAGGCAGTGGCGCTGGTGTTGGTGTAGCACCAGATCAGCTCCTTCACTGGGTGGTTGAAAGACAGACGGATGGTCTGGGCAGTGGGGGAACCAGTGAGGGTTGGGGTGCCCGCTAGGGTGATGGCGTCACCGCCGGTGTGCTGCACCTGCTCGATCAGGTACTCGTGGCCCTTCTGGGCGAAACGGCGACGCTCCTCGGTGTCCAGGTACACGTAGTTGGCCCACACCTCAAAAGGACTGGTGGTGCCGAAGAAAGTCGAGTAGTAGCCGGTCAGGTCAAAGTCCAGACGGACCTCGTGGTACTGCAGGGCAATCAGGGGCAGGTACAGGCCAGGGTTGCGGTTGAAGAAGAACAGCAGAGGCAGGTACACGCTGTTGGTGTTGGTGCTGTCGGGGAACACCACGGGGCTGGAGGTCATCTTGCCGTAGTTGATCTTCTCGGACTCGGAGAGGAACAGCTCGGCGTACAGGCGCCACCAAGTCTGGTAGTGCTTGTCAATGCGCTGGCCACCGATGGTCAGCTCAATATCGGCGACGCAACGCTCGGCAGCCCAGCACGCGTCCATGCCGGTGTTGGTCGTGGTCAGGTTGGCGGTGGCGGGCTGGGCGGGCGTCAGGCGGACGTACATGTCACCGACCAGATCGCCGTTGCGGGCGATGGTCACGGACACGCGACCACCGTTGGTGGGGGTACCGTTCACAGTCTGCTGGATGTTCTCCATCGCAAAGTTGGTGTGGCGCTTGTACACAGCTTGGAAGAAGGTCACCTTGGGCTGGCCCGTCAGGTACACGTCCTGTGCGCCGTAGGCAACCAGTTGCATCAATCCACCTGCCATGATATCACTTGGTACTATTCCCCAAGAAAAAAAATCAGACGGATTTCCATTTGAACCCGCCCGCGGATCGAGACGCGCCTTTGCAACATCGACTTATGCCCCGTACGTCGGCTTTAGACTCCTTACTTGCTTCTCGCATAGTATCAAACTCGGCTATCAATGTCTTGAGATCAAATGACCATTGCTGAATTTTCGTAAATTTCAGGGGTTCATTCGTGTGAATATCTTCCTCACGAACAAACTTCCAATGAAATCCTCCCGTCGTTTTGCGTACACCTTTACAGACCTTTGTTATATGACTTCCGTCTGCCCCCGATTCGCTTGAAGCCTCCTCGACCGACTCGAACGTCCTGAGAAGTTCCTTTCCGTCTTTGGACCATTGCTGGACCTCTTTTCGGTTCGCCTCTTTCAAAAGATCAAGAGCTTCGTTCGTGTGGTGCTTTCCGAACATAAAGTGTCGATCACCTGACCTCACGGAACTCATCAACGCTTTTGTGTCCTCGTGAAGCACTTTGTTCTTGTTCCCACCCGTCTCGTTATTGTACCCGTGTGGAGCCAATGTTCCACGTTGAAAAATCTCGTAAATCTCGAGTTTGTCCAGACGTTCTTCCCAGTTTCCTTCTCTTGGAAAACTGTGAAGAATTTCAATCATAAATTGGTCCCAACCATACAAACGAATCGCGTTGTATAAGTGTCTCTTGCGTCCGTTATTCACATCGGCCATGTGACCGTTCAGACGTACCTGAAAGTCGTCTTGAACCGTCTGACCTATGTACTCTTTATAAGGCTCGAGTTTACATTTTATAGAATACACAAAGGGCATGTACTATGAAGAACCTAGGTCTTTAGTTTGCAAACGCGACGCCGCCGAGACCAGATTGGATACGAAGAATGTTGTAGTTGACAGCGAACATCTGCTGATTCACAGTGGGTATACCCGTCTTTAGGTTCACGGCAATTTGGGCCATATCGATACGGCTGAAATTACACGTACCGCTTGGCTGAAGGTCCTCGGGTTTGAGGGCGAACGAGTACACGTAGATGCCCGGGTACGGAACACCTGAGTGATACTGGTACGGCTGATACTGGTTAAAGTACTTGCCATACTGAGGCACGAAACGGTCCGTACCGTTCAGAATGATCTTCGCCTGGTGCATAGGCCCAACCTCCTGTCCGTATACGGTGTTACTTGAAGTAACGGGGATGCCCGACTCGACCCAGAAGACGTTGCCCGAGATGACGTTTGACTGAACCGAAATGGTGTTTCCGGTCGTCACGTTACTGGCCGCATTCACATAGAGGGGCGTCAGGAAAGGAGCCGGAACATACAGCGCCGGTGCCCCCACATGGGCCGGAGAAAAGGGAGTTGCAGACGATGCAAATTTAGATGGGTCCACGGTCATATTCACGTTCGACACGTTGGAGGAAAAGTTCCACATGGAATTGGGATTGGACGAGAAACTTGGGACTTGGTAGCACCAGATGAGTTCTTTCACTGGGTGATTGTACTGCATACGGATCACACTTGGAGTGTTCTCACTGGTCGAGCCGACTGGGTCGGCGTTCACGTGCTGGACCTGCTCGATCAGGTACTCTGAGGGTTTCTTGGCAAAGGAATCGCGCTCAGTTGTGTCGAGATACACGTAGTTGGCCCATACGGCGAACGGGTTGGTTCCGAAATAGCTTGCGTACTGGGGGCTGATGGTAAAGTCAATACGGACCTCGTGATATTGAAGAGCCACAAGGGGAAGGAAAAGACCGGGGTTGCGATTGAACCAGAAGATGAGGGGCAAGTACACGTAGCTCTGAGACGTGATTGGAGTTCCAGACACAATATTTACGTTTGGGCACGATGTCAGTTTGCCGTAGTTCTGCTTCTTCGTATCGTTCAGGAACACCTCGGCGTAGAGACGGAACCACAACTGATAGTGCTTATCGATAGACTGCCCACCAATAAAGACCTCGACGGATGTGAAAGCCCTCTCAGCGACCCACGCCATATCGGCCACGCTGTTATTCGTGGTCAAATTGGATGAGCTGGAAGATGTTGGCTGGAGGACCACAAACATGTCACCGACCAAATCGCCTGAGCGAGACAGGGTCACGGAGGTCAGACCGCCGGAGGTCAGGGCGCCGGCCACCGTCTGCTGTACGGTTTCCATAGCGAAATTGGTGTGACGCTTGTAGGCCGTCTGGAAAAAGGTCACTTTGGGTTCACCTGTCAGGTACACGTCCTGTGCGCCGTAGGCGACGAGTTGCATAAGAGCACCCCCGGGCATTTACTATCAACTGCGAAAATATTCAAGACCTTTTTCCTACAAGAATAATACAAAATGTCTCGCCCACGTGCACCCCCACCAAAGATTGTTCAGCAGGAGGAGCCCGAGGAAGACGATGAGTTTGAGGAGGACGAGGAGTTCGGCGACGGCATGGATATGTTCGAGGCGCTCGGGAGCCTGCTTGCCACCGAGGACGGCGAGACCATTGCCACGACGCTCGTGAGCCTGAAAGACGCAACTGAGAAGATTGCACTGAATATGGAGATGCAGAACAAGATTCTCGTCAAGATTGCTGCGGCGATGAACAAGATGGTTCCAGCAACCCCCACAGTGGTCGACAGCGCTTAAAAAAGTCTCTCGCTATTTCATCAATGTCCAAGGCGTCCACACAAAAGAAGTCGACTCCCGTTCCAGATGGAAGCGTGTACCAAAAGGAAATCAATTCGTGGACTGCTGACGACTTGAACAACAAACTCAACGATTGTGAGCGAAATTTGTTCCTAAATTTGCAAAATACAGACAGACGCCAAGAAATTTACTCCAACTTGGCGACCAAGTGGCTTCCGGCGAGTCCCCGTCGGGACGAGTTCGGCCTCCCTATCGATATTGACAAGGAGGATTTCGAACGTATGCTCGTGAACAAGAACCGTACAGTTACTATTTGTGGCTACATGCTTGCCCGTGCCGAGCTTTTGGAAATTTCCAAGTCCGAGACGGAGGATATTAATGGGGACAAGATGAGTTTCGAGCGCCGAATCAAGCGGTTCCGCGAGTGTTACAAGAAGATTACGGCCAAGTTTATTGAGAATGATACCGAGTACAAGATGTTTAATCAACCTTTGGTCGAGAATCCAGATGTGGACTTTGATATCGGTGAATCGACTAGTCCGTACCAGACTCTCCTCATTTACCTGCTGAGACAGGCGTACAAGAATGGATTCCGGCGGTACCGTGATCAGTGCTGCAAGGAGATTCGAACCACGCGAGCTTGGAAGCCCATCAAGGAGATTAAGGACTTTGTGTATGACGAGACGCAAAAGGAGGATAATGCCGAGATGTGGATGAACCTGACGAATCGGGGTGGCATGGCCAACGACGTCATTCGTCACCTGACAAACTGTAAGGATATTCAGTTTTCGGAGATTAAGAAGGACCGTCACATGTGGTCCTTTGAGAATGGCCTGCTTGATGCGCGGCCTATCGAAGAAAACAGGAGCCCTGAGACGGGTGCGCGCCAGTTTACGTTTTACGAGTATACATCCAAGGAGTTTCACGAGTTGGACCCTGAGCTCGTGTCGTGCAAGTACTTTGACTTGCCCTTTGACCCCCACCACGAGATTGATGACTGGTACCGGATCGCAACACCAAACTTCCAAAAGGTTCTGGATTACCAAAAGTTTGAAGAGTCTGTGTGTCGCTGGATCTATGTGTTCATGGGTCGTCTGTGTTTTGACGTCAATGAGCTGGACGGGTGGCAAATCATCCCTTTCCTCAAGGGTATCGCACAGTCGGGCAAGTCGACCCTGATTACCAAGGTTGCGCGCAAGTTTTACGAGTGTGAGGACGTGGCTACCTTGTCGAACAATATCGAGAAGAAGTTTGGACTCCAGAGCATTTACAAGGGGTTCATGTTCATTAGTCCCGAGATTAAGGGTGACCTTCAGCTCGAGCAGGCGGAGTTTCAGTCGCTCGTGTCTGGTGAGGATGTGAGCGTGGCGCGCAAGTGCGAGACAGCCGTGAGCGTTCAGTGGAAGACGCCTGGTATCCTGGGCGGGAACGAGGTTCCAAATTGGAAGGACAATTCGGGGTCAATCTTGCGTCGTTTGGCGACGGTGAATTTTGGGCGACAGATTGCGCCGGACGTGGCCGACCCGCACTTGGACGACAAGCTCGAGCTCGAGATGCCCGCGATTCTGTGCAAGTGTCTCCGAGCCTACCTCGACTATGCGCACAAGTATGCAGACAAGGACATCTGGAACGTTCTCCCCGCCTATTTCAAGCAAGTCCAGAACCAGATTGCGACCGTCACAAACTCGCTCCAGCACCTGCTGTGTTCGGAGAAGGTTCGGTTCGGCAAGAATCTGTGTGTTCCCCAGCGCCTATTCGTGGAGAAGTTCAATCAGCACTGCAAGGAGAATATGCTCGGAACATTCAAGTTCAACCAAGACTTTTACGCAGGCCCTTTCAGTTCGCGCGAAATCGAGGTCCGTACAGAGTCTCGAATTTGGAATGGAAATTCATACTCGGCTCAGCCATTCATCTTCGGTCTCGACTTTGTTGATGAAAATTAAAATGTATCTAAACATCAGATATGAATCAGGGGGTAGCCGCCAGAAAGATCCAAGAGATGTTCCGGCGGAAGCTTATTTTTACAAACAATCAGGGGGTGTATAAGCTGTCCAAACCCGTCATAACGGCCCAGATTGTTTCGTTCAAATTGCCGACCCTGTGGTCTCGCGTGTTCGAGTCGGAACCCAAGGGGTTCTCGGAGATTACGGGGTACAGGTCGGCAGGCAAGGCGCCCGTCGTACGGTGGAACCAAGGACGGTGGGTCGGGGACGAGTCGGGCGTCACGAAACTCGTGGCACGGTACAGGAACGTCACCATCGTTTTGAGCGACACGGGCTTTGATGTTCTCGGTGCGGGAAACTACGAACAGGCGCTTTTGGCCATCGTCAAGAACGGATGGGCCCCGAAACTCCTTTTGAAGGCGCCACCAACATACAAGAAGATTGACGGGATGTTCAACGTCAATAAACACTTTGATCTCGATGGACTTGCGACGGAGCTTCGAAAGCTTCCCGAGTCCATGCGTGAGACTGTTCGGCCCGCCAAGGAGTTTGGTGTCAAGGCTGTCATCTTGAAACTCAAGAAACCAAAATGGACGTACCAATTCTTCGAGAATGGGACGGTTCTGTTTACAGGTATAAAGAACCCCAAGGACATTGACCTGCCCCGTGAGCTCTTTAAGCAGTTCCTGAGTCCGACGTATGGCGTTGCGCCAGCGTTTGTCATGCAGCCAGGTCGGGGAATGCTCGTGAAGCCCCGGAAGAACGCAGGGGCGGCGGCGCGTGCTCGGGCCGCCAACAGGTACCCTCTGGTCGCTTCTTGGACCACGGCACCCCCTCTCGGATACTACGTGCGTCCGGGTCAAAACAACAAGCCCCGTCTGTACATGTGGGCCAAGATGGAACGCAGACCCGAGCTCCGGGACCCCGTCCAAGTAGGCTACTTGAAACTGACCGCCAAGAATGCGGCGACGGTCGCTCGGCGGTTCAAGGAGGTGGGCGTTGAACCACCACCCGCCACCAAACAGGTGTTTAAGAACCTCGGTATTCCCTTGCCGACTCAGAACCTCGAGAAACGTGCTGTGAACCGCGCCGAACGCTCGGAATGGAACTTCGTCGACCCTTCCGGAAAGAAGTACGTCCGCCCCGGACCAGGTCACCAACCCCGCGTGTATGACGTGCCCAAGGATAAGAAGGCTGGTGCCAAGACTGTGATAAAGAGCTATGCGGCGGCGAAACGCAACATCCCACCGGCCGTCCGCGCCCTGTTCGGTATCGGTGCCAACGTCAAGACGGCGAACAACGCGGGTCCGAGACACAGAATCGAGATGGGTCTGAACAAGATTCTGCGTATCAACGGGAAACAGGCGACACGGATCCCTGTCGGTGAGCTCTTGACGATCGCACGCAACGTTGGTATCGCTCAGGTCAATGCAAAAAGTTCCAAGGCGACGCTCATAGGGTACATACAAGGAAGGGTGGGTGTACCAAGCCGGCCGAACAGATCTGCAGACGTGCTTGTCGATGGAATTTATTACAAATTTTTGAATAACGGACGGGTCCGCCGGGTCACAGAGGAGGGTGTTGCGACCGAGCGCGAGTGGGTGACACTCGGCGCCGACACCCGTCAGAAGATTGCCAAGAAGCTTTTGACTCCCAACGTGTTTGCTCAATACAACAATCTGAACTTGTCTGATCGGTTCAACGCCATACGAGCCGTTTTGTACGGTAAAAAGGAGGCTGCAAACAAAGCGGCGGCGAACAAAGCGGCGGCGGCAAAAGCGGCTGCAAACAAGGCGGTGGCAAACGCAAAGGCGGCGGCTCAACAAGAGGCGCGGGAAAACGCCGAGGCCGAGGCTTTTGCACGTGAAATGGAGTGGAACATGCGTCTGTCCCAGAACCTCGGACCGGCATACAACAAGAACAATGCACGCAAACTCATCCGAGCTCTGAATGGACTTCCGAGAGGATCAAGGGGGAAACCACTCAAGAAGGATGTGGAGGCTTTGTACAAACGGTTTGTTAAGAATGCGTACCTGTTCCGAGGCCAAGAGATGCCCAAGAAACCACGGAAGGAACGCGCAGCACCAAATCACCGACTCAATTACGTGTACGCCATCCCACGGAACGCCGTCAATTTGTCTAATACACTGGAAAGCCTCGGGGTCAATACGAGAAAGAACTGGACATGGAACGAGATTCGTGCGGCCATCAAGGGGAAGGTGAAGCCCGCACAAATGAAGAAACTTCAGGAGCAATGGAAGAAGAATATTATGAATAAAATTAAGTTTGGGGCGGTTGGGCCTCTAAAACGCAAAGTCGTGAAAGGAAAGAAAGCCTAGAGGAGTTTCATAAGATCAAACACCTTGTACAAAAGATTGAACAACTCAATTTTGTTTTGAATTTGGGAAGGATCAATAATTTCCATCTCAATTTGGTACGTCTTATCGTCGTCCGAATCTTTGTCATCGGGAGTGCCCGTGATGATTGTCATGTCGATACTCAAATTCTTCCGAACAAACGACCAACGCTCCTTGGTCTTTTGCTCGGTACTCGTCTCCTCCCCGTCATACTCGAACGGCACCTCCGTGCTAATACCCAGACGCACGTCCAGAGGCGCGTTCGGCAACTGAAAATCATCAACCGCCACGCGGGTCTTGATTTCGCCAATTTGCTCATCCGTCTGCTCATTCACGGAAAGCCTTTTCCCGCCGTCAAAATAGTACACAGTCACCTCCGAGTGTTTGGTAGACTCCCACCCCTCGTACTTGGTCAGGGCCTGTAGAACCTTCTTGAAGGTCGTCTGGCCCACATTTGTGTCAAAGCCTCGCGTTGAACCACGCCCGAACCGAATCTCAATCTCGGTATTCTCGATGTTCTTGTGCGTCTCAATCACTTGGGCCCACGCGTCAAACAGGGGCTTGGCCATGGGGTCGGAATTTTCATGAATCGCGAAACTCATTTTGTCTTAGAGATACAGCGCTCTGTTCTTTTAAGACAAGATGCGAGGTCTCTGGAACCTTGGCAATTCATGTTATTTCAACACGGCTATTCAGTGTTTGGCTCACGTGCCTCCACTCACAAAGTACCTCTTTGACGTCGAGTACATGGGCCCGTGCGACATAACACGCGAGTACCAAAGGGTCGTCAAACAACTTTTCATAAAAGGCAAGACCGACCCCGTGAGTCCGAGCGATCTGTTTGGAGCTTTCAAAGTTCGGTATCCGCAGTTTGCCGATATGAAACAACACGACGCTCAAGAGGTCATTCTCCACCTCATAGATGTGTTTGAAAACTCTCTCGGAAAGGAATTCATAATAGACCTGTTCAATGGGGAAGAGGTCCAGATGACATCATGGGACGGCGGTGAGTCCGTTATACGGACACCATTCACAACTATGCTTTTGGACGTCTCCGAACCGTGTCGGCTCCAAGACCTCTTGAAGGATCGGTACCAACCAATTTCAATTGAAAATTATACAGACAGTTCTGGGACGACGCACAAAAGTGCATCGATCCATACCCGCGTCAAGCGTTGGCCTAAGTTTACGAGTTTTTCATTCTCCATG